TGGGTGTACAAGCTTATGCAAATAAGGTTCTAAAAAAGGGATCAAAAGCTACAGCTACAACTAAGCGACAAGCTTCGCTAGCTAAAACATTTAAAAAAATGGCAAGTAGGAGGAAAGGATAAACTAACTTAATGTCAACAATTAAAGAAGAACGTGCTAATAGACTTCTTAATGATCCGATCTTTAAAGAAACATTAGACACGTTGGAAGAAGAATTAAAAACAACGTGGTACAACTCTAGTATCACGGAAACCGAAGCCAGAGAACATTGCTGGCTCTCTTTAAGACTCCTTGCAAGGATTCGCACACATATATCCTCTATTCTGGAAACAGGGGAAATTGCGCGAAAAATCAAGGAATATCATATATAGGAGATTGTAAAGATGGCGGACACGCAACCAGCCCCGCAAGAGGAAGTATCCTCAAACGCGCAACCGGGTAGTATACAGGAAGCAGAAGAAGCATTTCTAAAGATGATTAATCCTCCACCGGAGGACACCGAAGAATCTGAAGAAACGCAAGCATCAGAGGAAGTATCCGAAGATGAACCGGAACCTTCTGAAAGCAGAGTTGTCGATGAGTCTCAAGAAGAGACTGAAGACGAAGCTGAAGAAGAAGAGGATTCCGAAGAATCACTTGAAGAAGAAGAACCAGAAGATGAGTCGGAAACCGAGACTGTCTATACCGTCAGGATTGATGGTAAAGATGTCGAGGTCACTGAAGACGAGCTTTTAAAAGGTTACTCTCGACAGGCGGATTATACAAAGAAAACTCAAGAGTTAGCTGAATATCGTAGACAGATGGATACAGCAGTGCAACAAGCGCAGCACGAAATCCAACAGACTCAGCAAGCTAGAGCGCAGTATGTAGATGCCGTTGAAGCGGCCATCTCAACAAACTATGCACATCTGCAGCAATTCCAAAATGTTGATTGGGAACGCTTAAAGACTGAAGATCGAGAAGAATATTTGACCAAGCGCGATGACTATAGACAAGCGCAAGAGCAAATAGCAGAACTTCAAAACCAACATAAGGCTGCTACTGAACAACAGCAAGCTGAAATGGCAGAACAGCATAAACGGATGTGGATGGAGGAACATCAGAAGATGTCTCAGATCCTGCCGGAATGGAGAGATGATGAAAAGCGTATGGCGATCTCCAAAGCTATTGGGGAATATGCCGTTGGACAAGGGTATACTAAAGAAGAATTAGATACCTTGGTGGATCACCGTTCAATTCTTATGCTAATGAAGGCCAAGGCTTATGATGATGTTCAAAAGAAACAACGTATAGTTCGCTCTAAGAAGGTCAAAAATAAACCAAAGGTAGTTCGATCAAAAGCAAAGCAAGAGAAGGCTCCCTCCAAAGCGCGTAAACGTGCTGCTAAATTAGAGCGTCTTAGAGATACAGGCCATGTCGATGATGCGGCTGAAGCAATCTTTGAGATGCTAGAAGAATAACTTTTTTAGGAGATATTTAAAATGGCAATTGCCTCAGATACAGCACTAACATATAGTGGTGTTGAAATAAGAGAAGATTTGTCTGATGTAATTTATAATATCGCACCTATGGATACTCCTTTTATGTCTGGTTGTGCTAAAACCAAAGCTGACAATACATTGTATCAGTGGCAAACTGATTCGATCACAGCTGGTGCTGCGAACCGGGTTATAGAAGGTGATGATAGTCCTGCTGCCGTTACGTCGCCACAACCGACTAAATTGCAAAATTACTGTCAGATCAGTAGGTATGTATTACAAACATCAGGTACGGATCAAGTTGTAAACTATGCAGGTCGCGGCAAGGCTCAAGCCTACCAGCTCGCCAAAGCGGGAAAAAGAATGAAGCGTGACATGGAAGTCATGCTTACCTCTAATACCGCACGGGTGGTTGGTAGTGCAACTCTTGCACGTGCAACTGCAGGAGCGCAGACATGGTTTCCGACTGCATGTTGGGTCGATGGTGGCACTGGTGGTTCAGCAGCGGCAGCGACTGGCGACGGTACAGATACCCGAACTAACGCTACTTCAACTGTTGCGGCCACAGAAGTCAACATTAAAGCTACTATCAAGAAGGCATATGATAATGGTGGTCAGCCTGACATGATTATCGTTCCTGCTTTGGTTAAGCAGACAATCTCAGGATTGGCATCAGTAGGATCAGGCTCGGTATCGCTAGGCATCCCGCCTCGCAATCAAGTCTCCGGTTCTGGTGGTGCGACGGCTGTTGCTGCGGTGGACGTTTATGTGTCCGATTTCGGGACTTTTAAAATCGTTCCAGATCGTAACCTAGCCGCAGATGGTCCGGGTTCTGTTGCAGCGACTTGTTTCTTTATGGACATGGATTATTGGGCCATTTCTTGGCTACGTCCTTTCCATACTGTTGAGCTTGCCAAACAAGGCGATTCAGTGAAGTCAATGTTGATTGCTGAATACGGGCTTGTTTCGCGCAACTCGGCGTCTAGTGCGATTCTTGCATCTGTAAAGTAATAAGTATAGGGGGTGGGGAAACTCACCCCCAACTTATAAAAGAGGAAAAACATGGATTATTTTGATAAAGATTTAAACAAGGCAGCTGGGAAGATACTAAAGAAGAAAATAGTTCTAAGAGAAAACCCAGAAGCTCCAGAACCTAAAGAACCAAGAGATGCTATGGGTTGGTTAAAGAAAGCATATATTGATAATGATCCTGCTGATGGCGCACCAAAGGTTGGAGATATAGGTTATGTCTAAATATCTTCTTGAAGATAATGGTGCAACTAGAACAGAGATGTGGTTTGATGACTTTGATGACAGTTTTACATTTACAGAAATACAGGATGTAACACAGATCCTTGAGGATTCCAAGAGGAAGTTTAATGATTTTGGAGATAAACGAACACCCGGAAAGATGGGAGACTGGCATCACACCCATTCTATTCCAAAGGTCATTTATCAGAAATGGCGACGAGAAACACAGGTTCCCGATGGTAAGGGTGGTTGGATGTATATGGTAGAGAAAGACCCTGCTGTATTAGCGTCATATCTTAATGATCCAGACTACTCATACTTTCGCGTAGCTCCAACAAAAATATAGGTAAAAAGATATGATTGATATTAGTAATGTTTTTAGACTGGGAACGAACCATACGTTATCCGCAACTACATCTAGTGGCGCAACCGCAACATCTGCATTTGGAGCGCAAACGCAGACAGTTATGGTAACTGCAACTGCTGCTTGTTTCGTTGCCTTTGATCCTAATCGCCCTGCCACGACATCCTCAACTTACATCGCGGCTGGTACACCTTACTTTATCCGTGTACAAGGTGGGGGAAGTATGTGTTCAGCGATTACTGGAACAGGTACAGCAGAAGTTTATATTACTGAACTAACTAGATAATGGCTCTCTCAACATTCTCTGAATTAAAAACAGAGATAGCTAATTACGTTGATCGTAGTGATCTAACCGATCAAATACCTACGTTCATTAAGCTTACCGAAGCGCGGATAAACCGCACTTTGAGGGTTAGGCTTATGGAGTCAGTTAAGATTATTTCTTTGGTTAGTGGATCGAAGAGATACCCGGTTCCTTCTGATTACTTGCAGTTGAGGACAGTCCAGTATGATACTAGTTCTATAGCAAGCACAACATTGAATGGCGATATTACTGATTCTGATACATCAATTATATTAACATCTGCTACAGGATTTACAGCTACTGGTACAATTCTAATTGGGACTGAACAGATTACCTACACAGGAATCTCTACAGAAACCCTGACCGGTTGCACTAGAGCTGCGAATGGCACTACCGCTGCTGCCCATGATAGCGGTGCAGGCGTAATAGAAATATACACCACCTTTACTGCTGGTACTATTTCAGATAATGTTAATAATATTATTCATCCACTTAACTATGTGACCCCACAATTACTACCAAGAATAAATGCTGGTAGTATAACAGGGATTCCAGAAGCGTATACAATGAGGGCTGGTTATATTTTAATGGGGCCAGTACCGTCAAGTTCATACACACTGGAAATTGATTACTACGCAAAGGTTGCTGCCCTTAGCGATGCAGCACCAACCAATACAATGCTTACAAATAATCCAGACCTATATCTTTATGGATCTTTGATGGAAGCAGAACCGTTCTTAATGAATGATGGAAGAGTAGATCTGTGGAGAGCTGCGTTTGGAAAGGCTATTCAAGATATACAACTTCAAGACGATAAAGACTCTCACTCAGGCAATGCTATGAGAGTTATGAACACAAGCGGTTACTACTAGGAGTAAGTTATGGGTTTAGAAAGTGGCGAGTATATTGATGATTTAGTTATAACTAATCCTCTATCTTCAGATCCAGTATCAGAAGGGGATGACCAGCTTAAATTAATTAAGAAGGTTGTAAAGCAATCGTTTCCGTCTGTTGACTCAGCGGTACACGCTATACACCCCACCTCGACAGAACCAGCAACATCCCTTACTGCTGGCCTTATGTGGTTTGATACGGCTGCAAATGTATTAAAGATAAGAAACGAAGCTAACGATGCGTGGGTTACTTTGGCAGTATCCATTATAACAGATAACTCTGTAGATATAAATGCAGGAACTATTGACGGTGCGACTATTGGTGCTTCTTCTGCATCGACTGCTGTTGTTAGCAGCCTAAATGTAAACGCTGATGGTGCTACCGTTACCGGCATTAAAGATGAAGATACCATGTCATCTGATAGTGCCGTTAAACTAGCTACTCAGCAATCCATCAAAGCGTATGTAGACTCCAAAGTAACCGCAGAAGATTTGGATATTAGCACGGATACTGGTGGCCCTATTGCGATTGACCTTGACTCAGAAACACTAGCCATATCTGGTGGCGAAGGTATTGATACTTCGTCTACCGGCAATACAGTAACAATAGCTGGTGAGGAAGCTAGTACATCAAACAAAGGTGTAGCGTCATTTTCCTCTGATAACTTTTCAGTATCTTCTGGTGCGGTAACAATCAAAGATGAAGGTGTAGCGAATGCCGAGTTAGCAAATATGGCAGCTAATACAGTCAAGGTTAGGGATGCCAACTCCGAGGGAGTTCCATCTGATCTTGCTCTGGCTACCACTGAGATTATGATTGGTGATGGTGCAGGCTTCACAGCAGCGGCATTGTCTGGTGATGTAACCATGACTAATGCTGGTGTGGTAAATGTTGCCAAGATACAGGGTGAGGCTATTAGCTCTTCTGCCGTTGCTGACGATCAATATTTAAAATATTCCAGTGACTCTTCAGAGTGGCAGTTTGTAAATATAGTTGGTGATGATAAGCTAACTACTAAAGGCGACTTACTGGTTTATAATACTGTAGATTCTGAAACACGTTATGCTATTACTGATTCAAGTTATCCCGGCACAGATGGATATGCACTAACAGCTTTAGCGAGTGCAACGAATGGTGTTGCATGGAATAAGATTGATACAGCAGGTATAGCAGATGACGCAGTAACCGCAGATAAGTTAGACAATACAGGTGTCACCGCTAATACTTACGCATACCCATCAGCAATAATAGTAGATGCACAAGGAAGATTAACTTCAGCTACAGCAGGAAGCGCTGGAGCTACAGCTGGATTCTCGGTCGCAATGGCGATTGCTCTCTAAAGGATAATATTATGCCACAAGATTTTAGAAACGATTTAAAACGAAATGTAAATACCGTAGTAACACTATTAACAGGTGGCGACTATGATGCTATCATAGGTATTAGAATCTGTAATGTGGCTGCAACTGCTATTACTGCTGATGTATATATTACCAATACATCTGTAGATTACTATTTATGCAAAAATCTACCAATTCCGATTGGAGGTGCTGTTGAGTTAATTCAAGGTGGTGCCAAGATAGTTGTTAAAAACGGTGATGTAGTAAAAGCTATAACAAATACATCAAATGGCGCTGATATAGTTACATCTTATGTAGATACAATTAGTGAGTAGACTATGATAGAAAACACAAACGGTACATTATATCTCGGCCCAGCTCCCGGAAAGGAGGGGTTCTTCGTGACCGCCTCTACTATTGATGGAGACTTCACGATTGCAGACAATGCAGTAATCGCTGGTCCCACAACCTTTACTGGAACCATCACAGTCACAGGAACACTGGTGATCGTATGAGCAAGATTAATGTAAATACATGGGAGCCAGAAGGTTCGAGTACTGACGCTGTCATGATGGCATCTGGTGATACCGTTACGGTGCCATCGGGTGCAACGCTAGATGTCAATGGAGCGATTGATATAACTGGAGCGACCGCTACAGGGTTTCCTAGTGCTGGATTTAACTCTGTACAGGTATTTACCAGCGACGGTACTTGGACTAAACCAACAGGAATTACTAAAGTAATTATATATGTTACTGGTGGTGGTGGTGGGACTAAAACCAGTTCTTCCGCAGACGATTCATCTGGCGGTGCAGGAGCAACGGCAATTAAATTTTTAGATGTATCTAGCATCTCAACATCGACGATAACAGTGGGAGTCGCTGGAGATGGGCAAAGCACACCAACAGCAGGGGGTAATTCTGTTTGGGCAGATGATGGGGCCAATACCATCACTGCGTATGGTGGTACGCAAGGAAATGCTACTAATACTCCGGGCGCACAAGTGACGGCAACGGGCGGTGATATAAATATTCCCGGATCGCAAGGGACAAGTTCTCCACAAGATAACGGGAAACCCTCTTTTTGGGGTGGTGGAACTTATCGGGCGAATGGAACAATTTATGGAGAGGGTGGCCCCGGCCAATATCAACAAACAGGTT